GAGCATCACCTCCGCCTTGGCCCTTTCCGCGATCTTCGGGAAGCTGACCGAAAGCATGTCCAACACCCTCAAGTACGCCAAGGGTATCGACGAGGCGTTCAAGCGGTTCGGCAACGGCGGCAGCTCGAAGGAGTTCCAGCTCGTCGCCCGCTACGGAGCGGAGGTCGGCGTTTCCATGGAGGCGGTCGGCCGCACGATGAATTATTTCCAGAAGGCGACCGAGGCGGCGTCCAAGGGAACCGGCAATCATCGCAACACCCTCCTTGCGCTCAAGTTCAGCGAAGAGGAAGTCCGCAAGGGCAACATCTCGGCCATCGAAGTCCTTCGCCGCATGGCGGACGAGTACGACCGGACCGGCCTCGAGGCCTTGTCTGCCCAGCGCGCCGTCCAGCTCTTCGGAACCCAGGGCGAACAACTTTCCGCGATCTACAAGAACGGAAAAATCAACATCGACGAGTTCACCAAGTCCGTAAAGGTCATGGGCGACCAGACCGTCGAGAACCTTGCCAAGACCGAGCGCCGCATCGAGCGCTTCAAGCGTACCATGACCGACGTCTTTGCCGGCCTTGTCGCGCAGATCGGCAAGGAAGGCTCCGAGAACCTTGGCGGGGCCGTGGTCATCGAAACCATGGGTCAGGTCGGCGAGACTGGCGGAACCGCTCAGCAGGAAGGTCGGTCCATCGGCGGCCAGATTTACAGCGAGCTTAAGGGTGACGAAGACGCCATCCGCGCGGCCATCGAAGCCCTCAAGGATTACGAGGCGGACGACTGGTTCGCCGACATGGACAAGGTCAACGCGGCTCAGGAAGCCATCAAGACGATCCAGATGCTCCAGAAGGCGGAGAACGAGAAGCCCAAGGAGCAGCGGGAAGGTCCGCCCTTGCTCCAGGCCGCCCGCGTCATGGCCGCTTCTTCGCTACAGTCCATCGGCGGCGGCGACGTCGGGTCCATCATGTCGGGAACCTATCAGACCTCGATGTTGGACGCGGCTACCAAGACGGCCGACAATACCAAGAAGATGGTGGACAATCAGGAAAACCGACCGTTGCCGAAACCGACGAACGTCGCTAAATAAAGCCATGCCTCCTCCCCTCCCCACGCGCAAGGATTACGGAAAGGACCTCATCCTTCTCGGCGAACGCCAGGCGACCGGCACGTTGACCGTCGACGCCTTCGGACTGGCTCAGGCTCAAATCACCTATGTGATTGATTCGGCCGCGTCCAACATCACGGACGTGATCGACAATATCTCGATGGGGTTCGATTACCCCGACGACGTGGGGTTCGAGATGAAGTCGTACAAGTACGCAATCACTTCGTCCGCCGGCGGCGTGGCCAATCTGGTCATCGACTTCATGGGCGTCGCCCGTGGCTCTGGTTATACGGACGCCCAGATTTCGGGCGTCTCGACGACCACGGCCCAGCCCATCGAGACTCACCCCAACTTTACGCTCGTCACCGACGCCACGATCGGCGCGGACTCCCCGACTCAGATTCTGGCAGGCCCGCCGGCGCAGCCATCAAGCAACCCGAACAAGCCCATCTTCATTCCCTCGGGCGATGCGTACGCCCCGTGGCGCTTCGACGGTTTCGGCTTGGCTGCGGACGGAACCCGCAACCGCAAGGCCGGCATTCGTCAATTCCTCCGCCCGATGTATTCGGTCCGAGGGGTTGTTTTCTTCAACACCGAACAGGGATACCGCTCGGCTTACATGACGAACGGCGTCGGACGTACCCTAAAGACTGAGGGAGACATGTTCAAGCTCATCACCCCCAACGACGTCCTCGGCGCTCTCTCCCCTGGGCTATGCCTGCTTACGGCCGCCAATGCGGAATGTATCGGGACGCCGGATAATTACGCGGGAATCAAGGTCGTCTATGACATCATGATCGGCGGCGAGTTGGGATGGGATTCTGACATCTACGGCCCGATGGAAACCGCCATCTTCGCCTGACGATGGAAGACCAAGGGTTCAACGGATCAGGCTCGCGGTTCAATTCTCGGTTCGAGGCGGGAGCGCCCATTCAGGCGAAGCAGCTGAACGACCTTGCGGCCGGCGTTCAGTCCGCCCTTCCGATGCCTTATCTCGGCGAAGGCCCCTCGGTCAGTTTCACCCCTGGCGGCGCGGTCATCACCGACAATCGTCCGGCATTCGAGCAAGTCGAGCCCGCCGCGTCCATCATCCAACAGTTCCAGATGCGGACGGTATCCATTGACGGTTCGGCGCGTCTGCAGATTGCCAAGGGGACGGTCAGTTTCACGCAGAGCAACATGCCGCGCGTCCGCCTAGGCGGTCACAACGATCAGCGCCAAGGATGGATCAGCAAGGTCGCTGCCTACGGCGCAAACGTCGAGCTGACGTCAGGCGCAGGCGACCCCGCATGGATGGACGGAAACGGATATTACAGCTTCGACAGCGCCGGGACGTACTACGTCACAATCGGCAAGTTTGACATCACTTCCGAGTTCGACGACACGGACTCCGAACTTCTCAACGCCGAGGCCCCTTGGGTTTCCATCTTCAAGGCGGGCGACCCCATGGAGGCCAAGATTCTTTCCCAGACCGGGCCTTCGGAGTACGTCAACAAGACGAACGTCCACAAGATGACCGGCTATGACGCGGCGTCGACGGGCTTGTCTGGGGACTGGGGCAACTGTCACACAACCTGGTTTAATCCGACCAAGTGGGGCTATTCGGTCAAACTCATCGGCATCGTCACGGCGACGAACCTTCCCGGAGAAGGAATCCGCATGTATCTTGATCAGCACATTGTCGGCCCCATCGACCTCCAGATTCCTTGCCTGTTCAATGGGACGACGCTCTGCAACCAGGACGACCTGAACGAGACGAACGACCCGTACAACCTGAACAAGAATTCCGACCCTAAGTGGTCCGATATCGTCAACTCGAACCAACTGACGGAGATGGCCAGCATTACCGCCGCCAATACCGATTGGTACGAAGAGTTCGTCGGCCCCGCCGATTGGACTGCATACAATTATTCTTACCTCATCCCCGCGAGCTGCGCGAATCAGGACGACGGGAACGACGACGTCTGTTTCCCCTTCAAGGTCAAGAACCCCAAATACATCACCCCCACGGAGGGCGCGCCGTACGCGGTTTACAACATCTGCCCCGGAACCATCAACAACCTCATGCCGCTCATCTACGACGCGGCTTCCGAGACTTGGGTTTACATGGACGCCATTCCTCAGCCTCAGATCAACCTGGAGGCAGGGACGCAGTCTTGGATTGTCCTTCGCGTCGGCCCAGACCCGTCGACGAACGTCTTCCCGCAGCAGACGCCTGGAAGCCCGCCCGAGAACGACCCGTACCCGCGCATCTACACGCTCGACAACGAGCCGCCGGACGACACCGACGCGCTGGCCTACGTCGTACTCGCCAAGGTCACGAAGCTCCCCGACGACAAGTTCGAAATCGACCAATACGTCACCGGCTCGCTGTGGGGCGACCGAATCAAGATGGGCGAGCAGACCGCGCGTTATTACTACGCTCGCATCTGATGGGCGTGATCATCGGAGCAACCGACCCCCTGACGGGGGACTACTTTTGCACCTGGGCGAAGTTGCGTTCGCCTATCCTTGGGCAGAATAATACGGCTGATTCGATTTACACGACGCACAATTACGAGTACTCTGCTGGCGAGGGTTTTATGACCGAGCAGGGTACCCCGTTGCGGTTCGATATGCGTTACGACAGCACGACGTGGCCGGCTGGCTTCTGGCGTCCTAGGATTGATTTTTACGAAACATTTTTTCCAACTCCGGGCTGGTACGCACAACTCTTTGTCCCTTTCCCATCTCTGACGAACGAGGACATTTCCGAACTGACTGGCGAGACGGTGGAGGCGTTCGGAACGGCTGGCACGTTTACGATTGATGGAAGTTTTTTTATCGGAGCCGGGCAGCTAATTGAGGCTGGTTCAGGCTTTATGCCCCCCTACCCAGCCTACCAGCCCGTCTACTCCGTCGGGAAACTGACGGCTTTCTGATTTTTGACTGCCGCGTTGGGGCATGGCGTCCCCGACGATCAGCTGGAAGCGAGGTTCGACCTTTGCCGCAAAGGTCACTTACACCCCCGGAGCGGGCGACCCTGCGACCTTGGCCGGCGTCCTCATCGAGACGTCCATCATGGACAACAACCAGCAGCGCTATCCGCTGACCGTTTCCGTCCTGCCTGGCGACCTGATGTTCAACATCTATTTCGACGGCGACTCCTCGGACTGGGCAATCGGCACGGCCGCGATTGACTACAGGATGACCCTCAACGGCGTCGTCTTCTACTCGACGACCGCGCGCTTCATCATCGAGCCCCAGATCACCCTCTAAGATGGCAACCCTCTCGATCGTCATTTCCTATTCGGAGCCAGCCGGCTCGCTCGTCGCGCAGCTCGGAGCCCCTGGGCCCGCAGGCCAGCCCGGGCCTGCCGGGCCTGCCGGAACGATTGAGGTCGGAACCGTCACGACCGGCGCTCCTGGTTCGTCCGCCGATGTTGTCAACGTCGGCACGGACACGGCCGCCATCCTTGACTTCACCATCCCTCGCGGCGATCAGGGCATCCAAGGCCAAAAGGGCGATAAAGGCGACCAAGGAGAGCGCGGAGAACGAGGCGAGCAAGGCATCCAGGGAATTCAAGGCATTCAAGGAATTCAGGGCGTCCCAGGCCAGAAGGGCGATAAAGGCGATCAAGGCGAACCCGGCCCCGCCGGCGTTGTTGCGGCGACCGCTCCGTTGTCTTATGACGCTGCCACGCAGACCCTCAGCATCGACCTGTCCGGATACGCGACTGAAAGCTTCGTCACATCCCAAGGCTACATTACTTCGTCCGCTCTGACAGGCTACGCGACCGAGTCTTGGGTTCAATCGCAGGGTTATCTGACGACGGCTATCCTTGACGGCTACGCCAGGCTTGACGGAGCGAACTTTACTGGCGCTTGCGACTTCAGCTGGGAGCTTGGATTTTCCGGCAACGGTTATTTCAATGCGAACGGAATCGATGGTGACGGTCGTCGTCGTATTCGTTTCGGGCAAGGCATCGCTGGCGGTTTCCCGGCATGGGGCGACTTTGGTTTTGACGGCAATTTCCTAGTCTACGGAAACGGACAGAACCAGCAAGAGATTGTCGCAAGCCAGAGCTGGGTGCGCGCCGGACTCCTCTTCGACGGAAAGGTCAGGTTTACCTCTGTCACCGGGCAAGCCGGATTGAACGTCGGCATCGGCGGAACTTCTACCAACGCAAGCGTACCTGGTGACTTGTGGATTTCCACCGGAGGTACGAACCTTAACTTCCGTGACGCGACTGGGTCTTGGCGAATCCTGGTCAACACCAGCAACACGAACACATTCTCCGCGCCTCAAGTCATCGACACGACCAATGCCTCCGCCGCCCTGCGCGTCACGCAGAAGGGGACTGGCAACGCCATTGAGGTCGAAGACAGCACATCCCCGGACGCTACCCGTTTTGTTGTCGATCAGTTCGGCAAGGTCGGCATTGGTACCGCACCTGACGCTACCGCCGCCATCAGGCTGGACGCAAACGGAATGTCCTTCAACGGACTGTCCTTCAACGCAACCGGGACTGCGGCTCATACTGGAGGCTCCCAAACGCTCGACCTCCTTGTCACCATCAATGGCGTGAACTACCGACTCGGACTTCGCCCTGCTTAACATGATCCTCGCCACCCTCTCCTTCCTCGCCGGCCTGACGACTGGCGTGCTCGTTATGCGGAAGCACTCCGCCCGCGCCTCCGAGCTGGAGGCCAAGGGACGCGCCGCTCTCGACGCCCTCAAGGGACGCTGAACCCGTGCGCCTGCTCCTGGTCATCGCCTTGCTGGCCCTGACCGGGTGCAAGTTCGGTCCGCCCGAAGCCCCGTTGCCTCCCGCCGTCGCAACCCCGAAAGAGGTCGCCCTGACTTCCGTCGGCTCTACGCTCGATGTCATCGACTCACGCGTGGCCGCCGCCGTGACCATCGCCCGAGAAGCGAACACCGCCGGCAAGCCTGCCGTCGTCGAAGAGGAACTGAGCGTCGCTTCGTCCTTCCTGCCTAAGCCGGCCGAAGGCGACCTCGCCTATGCCCGCCAACGCTCCGAGAAGGCCACCCCCGCCGACTACGAAGCCCAGCGCAAGAAAGCCGCCGAGAAGCAGAAGGCCGCCGAGGCCGCTTGGGCTGACCTCGAGAAACAGGTCGCCGTGAACAAGGCAGCGCTCGCCGCCCGTGACGCTCGGATCGTCGAGCTGACGGCCGAGCTCGACCGCGTCAAAAAAGACAAGGACGCCCAATGGTGGACCATGGGAGGGGTGGCTGTGGCCGTGGCCGGGGCTTTTGCCGCCGCCTTCGCATCCCCCAAGGTGGGCGGAATTCTCCTTCTCTGCGGCGGAGCCATCGGCGCATTCCCGCACGTCATCGACTCGCCTTGGTTTAAATGGGTTGCTGCGGCCTTTGCCGCCGTGATGGCCGGCCTTGGCGTCTGGGTCGCCTACGACGCGGCGCGCGATCAGGTCCATCAGTCCGACCCCAAGCCGCAACCTTCCTCCGACGATGAGCAAGCCCCGCCCCAAATCTGACCCGCCTGCGGTCAAATACGCGGAACCTCATTTCACGTTCCGCATCCTCGGGAAGTGCAAACCCTCCCACGCCCCAGGATGCCGGACGCCCTTCGGCTATTGCTGGAAGGGGTACGGCGACATTCACGTCGACCCACGGCAACCCGAGCATGAGATGATTGACACGGTCGTTCATGAGCTCATCCATGACACCTATCCCTTTCTTGACGAAGACGCGGTCGAGCGTGGCGGGGAAATCATCGGGGCGGCATTGTGGCGTCTCGGCTACCGACGCACCGTCCGATGAACGCCTCGCCTATTGACCCCGAGTCCATCCCGAAGGAGGTCCGTGACGGGTTTGTTGCGTCTATCATCGGAGGAATGGCCATGGCGGCGAGGCTTCTCCTCTCCGAAGAAAAACACTCGTGGGGATGGTATGCCCGCCGATGTGCTGCCGCCAGTTTGACGGCCGTCCTGGTCAACGCCGGCGTGACCGACCATATCGCGTCTACTGGAATGAGGATCGGAACGGTGGGCGTGTGCTCTTACTGCGCACCGGAGGCCTTAGACGCCCTTCTGCGCTGGTTTAAGGCCCGGGCAGAGCGTGAGGTCGAGAAGGTGTCCAAGCCTGCCAAGTCCAAGCCCCATGGCAAAGCCAAGCGAACAAAACGCAAGTGAGCGCAATCTAGTTTTGGCCGTCGCCCTGATCACGGGCTTTGCCGGCCTGTCGGCGTTTGCGTCCGCTTACATCGCTGGCTACGTCCTCGACCAGTTGCAGTCGACCGACGCCCTCGTCATGATTGTGACGGATGGGGGCAAGCTGCGCTCTGACTCGGCCGACCTTGAGCGTAATATGAGCGCGGCGACATTGGCCCTTCTCTCCGTCCGCGACCTCGGTTGGGCCTTGGCCGTGGGGTGCATCGGGGTGGGGGTGGCGGTCTTCCTCCGCCTCCGTCGTCAAAACGCCTCCACGGGCAAGCCAGAGGGGTCTATTGACCCTTGACGAGACGGCCTAGGGTGGCAGACTAGACCCCATAATGGCTCCCCTCTCTACCGAAAGGCACGGGGGAGTCGTCCTTTGTACCCCCCGGCCCTCTCAACGATGGTTTCTCTCGGGGGGTCTTTTGCGTTTGCACGAATTCTTAAAATTCAGTTGACGGGCAGGGAATTAAAAATCACAACATGCGAACCAACCCACGCCCATGACCACCGACCTCATCATCGCCCACGACCACCTGATCCGCGCGCTCTACGCCGCCAAGGCCGACCTTAAGGTCAAGGCCAGCGACTGGCAGACCGCCGAACACAACCTGGCCGACTCCAAGGCCGACCGCTCGACCAGCGCCGCCGACCTCGCCCGCATCAAGGACGAAGAAACCGTAGCCGCTTTGGCATACTTCAAAACCGAGAAGACCTATGACGCTTGTCACGCCATCTGCACCAAGCTCGGCCTCATCTAATCTCCAACCCACGCCCAACATGAAACTCATCGCTTACCTGCTAATCGGATTGGCCATCGGCTACGCGCTTTCGGTCTTCCTCGACCCGTCCTTCCCGGACATCCTCGAGATCATCGACAACCCCAAGTACTAATCCCATGTCCTACCATTACCAGCGCAAGGCCGACCGCGACTGCCCCGTCCGCAACGCCCTCGTCAACATGCTCGAAGACATCGACGCCGCCCAAGTTCAGCTCGACGCCGGCCGCGGCCTCGAAGCCAAGCAGGAAGCGACCGATGCAATCCTTCGGTTCCGCCGCGTCGCCGACTACGGCATCCGCGACCTGATCCTCGCCGTCGACCTCGGCCGCATCCGCATCTCCCTCGACTACGCCGACGAACTCGGCGAGATGAACATCACCTACGTCGCCAAGCGCCGTTCTTACGTCCAGGAATAACCCTTCCCACCCCGACCCATGAGCACCCTAGGCATCATCACCATCCGCGAGTCCGAACGCCTTGAAACGGCCAAGGACATCATCCTCGAGCACCGCGCCAAGGCCGGAGTCCGCGCGTCGTACGAACTGTACGGCCTCGACTACGGCTCCGGCAAAGTCCGCGTCACCCGCATCGACCACGCCCCCACCTCGGCCGACTTCGCCCCCATGATCGCGAAGAAGCGAATCGCCGCCCTCGTCGACCGCCACAATATGGTCGTCGAGTTCCGAGGCGCTTGGAAGTCCGACACCCAAGGCAAGGTCGTCGCGTACGAGTCCCAGCAGCAGGCCGACATCAACGCCGTAAAGTAATGAGCGAACGTAAAGCCAAGGGCGTCATGTCCGAAGATGCCGCCATGTGGTGGGGTCTGAACGTCGGAAAAGTCATGGTGACGGGCGGCCGTTATTTCCTCGTCTCATCCGTCGCCCTTGGACGGCAAGAGGTTTACGTCCGCCGCGACATCCGGAACAACGAGATTCAGAGCATCACCTATGGAGAACACTTTGACGTAGAGGCCGGCATCACCGAGCTGACGGAAAACGAGGCCACGGCCTACCATCAGGTAAACCTCGACGCCGAGCGCATCGACAACCGCATGCTCCATCTTTTGAACAATTCCTAAACCAATCTCCCAACCCACAAGCACCCATGCCTAAGACACCCAACGTCACCCAAGTCACGGCCGGCCAGTCCGTCCAGATCACGTTCACGCGCCCGATCTGCGACTACACGGCCCGCCGCATCTCCCGCGTCGCCTTGCAGATGCGAGCGCTCAACGAGGCCGGCAAGACCCAGCAGGACGCCGCCTGCGCCGTCGGCATCTCCGTCCCGACCCTCCGCAACTACTGCGAGATGATCGGGCTGGAATGGCACAACGTCCGCAAATACACCGTCAACCGCATCGCTGGACGCTGAACCCATGCCCTCCGACAACAAGAAGCCCGGCCCCAAGGCCACCGTCCAGATTAACGGGGTCTGGATGTCCAAACTGAAGCACGGCCGAATCATGAAGTTCAAGGCCCGCCTCCCGAAGCTCGACGACCTCGAACGGCTCAACGCCGACGACATCGCCGCGCGCCTGGGGCTGACCGGCTCATGCATCCGCGAATGGCTGCGCATCCTCGGCCACCGCCTGAACAACCGCAACAACCGCAAGGTCGCCAAGCACGATCACACGGGCTGGAACGAGAAGATTCTGCCCGTCTACGCGGCCAACGGCCACAACGCGTCCAAGACGGCCGAAGACCTGGACATGGACAAGTCAGTCGTCTACCGATGGCTCGCCAACAACGGACACATCGTCCGCAAGTACCGCGACAAAGACATCCTCGATTACAAGTTCCAGAACTTCCGCTGATGCCAGACCCATCCCATAGACCCTACGAACCCATGACCGTAATCCGTCCCCATTCCATGCCCCGCTGTTGGTGGCTCGTCCCCTGGGCATATGCCCGGCAACTTCATCGGAACGTCAACGCCCTCCGAGCGCTGGCCGACCGACTCGACGACGCCGTGACGCTCCAGAAGATTGTCATCGCCGATCAGTCCGAGGAGATCGCGAACCTCCGCCGCCTCTTGGACGAGGCCCGCAGCCGATGAGCACCTTCCGACATCTGGACGGGATGCTCGGGCTCCTCTCCGAGCTGTATGAAATCAATGAGCGAATCCTGACCCTAGACATCGTGTCGAACAAGGCCGCCATCAAGTCTAAGCGCATGGAGAAGCTCCTAAAGCATTACCATGAGGCCTTGTCGGAAGACGGGGCGACCGACATCCGTCTCGAGGCCTACGCGGCCGCCGGCGGATGGGTCGGCGTGACCTACTCCTACACCTTCGAGGGCTGCGAAATCGCCGGATCACAAGTCCCCCGCCGCGTATGAGCTCCTCCATTGAAAACGAATTCCAGCCGCCCGAATGGGCGACGAAAGAAGAGGTCATCAAGGCCGCCCGCCATTACATCAATTATTGGAAGGTCGAGGCCCAGACCAGGAACGGACAATGGCTCACCGCCATCGCCGCAAACACCGACGCGGTCATGCACAACCTCCGCCTGATCCGTGCCGGCGACAACCTGGCCGATATGATCGGGAACCATGAGCTGAACAGCAAACAGGTTAAGGCCATTCAAGAAGCATGGCAGGCCATCAGCAGGCCCAAGAAAGACGACAGATGAAGCGCTTCACCGCCATCGCCGCCTCCCTGATCCTCGGACTGTCCGTCTCGGCCAAGGACGACGCCCGGCTCCTCAACGCCATCGGCGACGTCGAGACGGGCCACCTCCGCAACCCTCGCGGGGCTGTCGGGAAGGCCGGAGAGCGCGGCCGCTACCAGATGAAGCCCGAGGCTTGGAAGGATGCCAACTCGGTCTTGTCTGGTTCCTCCCGTCCCCCGTGCGACTGGTCCCATTGGAAGGATGCGGTCGTCCAGGACGTCATGGCCGCCGCCTACCTGTCCGCCTTGCGCCGTCATCTCGCGTCCGCCGGCTACCCTAACCCCTCCCCCGCCCAACTGGCCCTTGCCTGGAACGTCGGGCCTGCCGCCGCCGTCTCGCGTCGCCTCGTCCTGAACGACTACGCCCGCCGAGTTCAAAACATTTATTTTGCGACACGCTAGGGGCGGACTGACAATCCCCCCATGCAGACACCCTCGACCGAGCGGCTTCTGATCGCCGTCGACCCGGGCGTGAACGGGGCGGTCGTCTGGTCATTCAAGGGTCAGCTGCACGTCGACAAGATGCCACCTTCGGCGCTCGATATCACCGACCTCCTCCGACAATTCGCAATCAAGTCGGCGCTCGTCGAGCTTCATCTCGAGTATCCGAGCAAGGGCGGCTGGGGCAAAGTCTCGAGCGACACCATCGGCAAACTTTACGAGCAGATCGGCGGCTTCCGCTATTGCGGCCTGATGACGGGCTGGAAGGTCAACCTCGTCGACCCTAAGACCTGGCAGGCCGCGATTGGCATGAAGCGCCAGAAGGGCGAAGAGAAGACGCCCTGGAAGAACCGACTTAAGGACATGGCCGGCGAATTATACCCCGACCGCCCCGTCACCCTTGCGACCGCCGACGCGCTTCTGATCTACCACGCGGCCGCCCGAGGCCTCATCTGATTTCCCACCAACCCAAACAAACCCATGCCCGACCAATCATCCGACTTCTACAACTTCTTCGGCCGTCTCGACAAGATGGCGAAGCTCATGACCGCCGTGAAGGTCAATGACACCAAGCCCGCCTCACGGATGGCCGAGATGACGGAACCGCCGAAGACGTTCGCCGAGATTGAGCAAGTCATGTTCGAGCACAACTACGGCGGCAGGCGCGCCTTCCTGATGTTCCCGAACGGATACGGGGCCAGCATCATCAACACGTCCTTTTCCTATTCCACCGAAGAGGCCCCCTGGGAACTTGCGGTCATGACGAAGGAAGGCTGTTGCTATGACACCCCTCTGACCGACGACGTGATCGGAGAATGCACCGACGCCGAGGTCATCCGGCTCTGCGGCGAAATCTTCAACCTCCCTCCCCGAAACTAAACCCATGCTCCAATACAATCCCCCCGATTACATCGAAGCCACGAAGGCGCTTATCGAAGCCCTCTCCGAGCTCGAGAACGTCACCGCGAACAAGGTCGTCAAGGCCAACTTCACGTCTCGCTACGTCTCCCTCGACGCGCTGCTCGACGCCATCAAACCCATCCTCAAGCGCCACGGCTTCATTCTCCGCCAGGTGCTCGTCTCCGAGGAAGGCAAGGTCGGCGTCGCGACGTCCTTCCTGCACGTCAGCGGGGCGGTCTTCGACGCCGGCAAACTGATGGTCAAAGGCGAAACCCTGAACCCTCAGCAGATCGGCAGCGCGCTGACCTACATCCGCCGCCAGTCCATCCAGACCGCCTGCGGCATCTCGACCGACCTCGACGACGACGGCTCCTCGGCCTCCAGAAGCCCCGCCACGGCCTCTTCCTCCCCCAAGGCGGGGGTGACATCCCCCAAGGCCACAAACGGCCCTTGGTACGCCTGGATGACCGCCGTCGAAGCCGAGCGCGCGCATCAATACTGCGTCCGCAAGAAGTGGCTCCCCGAGTCCGCCCAGGACCTCCTCGAGCTGCCGGCCGACAAGGTCGACATCATCAACGGCAACCGCGAGCAGTTCCTTAAGGCCATCAAATGAACCCCGCCGACCGCAACGCCAAGAGGGCGACGCATGGATCGGTCAAGGAGGCCGTCTGCCTTGCGCACAACGCCGGGCTGACCGCCCGCCAGGTCGCCGAGCGAATCCGCGTAAACGCCAATTCCGTACACACCGCCGCGAGGCGCTGCGGAGTCCGTCTCGCCTCTGGAAGCAAGGAGGGCCAGCGATGAGCAAGGCCGCCGTCTTCCTCGGATGCCTGCTCCTCTGCGGATGCGGGAAGTTTGAGGAGGAATATAGAACCAAGATGGTTGCGGACACCGGCAACGTCCCGCTCCCTGTCGGTCTGTCCGAAGACCTCCGAATCAAGGTCGCCATCCTCAACGAGCTCAGGCAGATCAAGACCGAGCTGCGCCGCATGAATGACGCGAAGGAGGGGAAGCGATGAGCGACATCAAGAGATACTCCTCGCGATATGACATCATCGTGCGGACGACCGACGACGGGAAGAAGGTCGAGATTCAACCGCTCCTTCAGGATGACCGGGGCGACTTCGTCCTTTACGAAGACCACGTCAAACTCATCGAAGAGCGCGACCTTAGCGTCCGCATGATGATTGCGGCCAATACCCAAGCCAGGGAAGAGGCGGCCAAGATCGTCTTGTCCAAGGACGGACTGACGACCCAGAACGTCATCCTGAACCAGCAGATTGCCCGGCAACTGACCGAAAACAACGAGCTGCGGAAAATCAACTATGCGCTGCGGGAAGAGGTCGCCAAGCAGGCCGAGAGAATCCGCCGCTTGAACAAGAAACTCAAGAAGACCAAGGAGGCCGCCCGATGACCCACGACGACGACACCTGCCCACACCTTGTCCGGTCGAACCTGCTGGAATCCGAGAACGCCCGCCTCAAGGCCGAGGTCGAGCGGCTGACCAAGGCTGGGAATGAACTCCACGCCTTCCTCATAAACTACATCGTCGAGGGCCGCATCTCATCGGCATATCTTAACAAATTGGACGATGGCTGGCTAGCCGCCAAGGAGGGCAAGCAGTCCAATGGATAACGACGACCTCAACATGTTTGGAAGCCTAGTACCCAAACGACTGGCCGAAGCGCTCAAGGACGAAAACCTCCGCCTACGGTCCGAGGTCGACGGGCTCAAGGCCAACAACGCAATGTTGAGCGTAACAAACCAGAGACTGTCCGAAGCGCACTCTGGATTGCTCGCCAACTTCTGGTCCATGCATGAAGCATACTTCAAACTAAAGGCAGACCTCGAACGCCTTACCAAATTGCCCAAAATGGATCCTGAAAATTACGGGGGAAAGTTTGGGGTCCGTGACAATTACTGAAATGATGTATTGGAGGAGATATCCGGCGCTTACGCCAGAGCAGGCCAAAGACCTCGCCACCTGCGCCGAGGCGGCAAAGATTGCCATTGAGCGAGAAAAGGAGCGGAAACTCCTTGAACAAGAACAAGCCGACGAGATGCTTCGCCGGGCTTTCCAGTCCCACCTAGACCATATCAAATCCATATCTCCAAAGCCCCAGAAATGAGCTACATCCCCGCCAAGGCCCCGATCGCCATGCAGACCGTCCTCGCCAAGATGCCGACGCGCTGCTTTGCCCTCATCCTGGTCATCGACGGCCGCGTCGAAAACCCCGAGTTCGTCGTCTGGGACAAGGACTCCTTCGCCGAGGAAATCTGGAAGTGGCGCAAGAAGGGCGTCCGCGTGGCCGGCGACCATGTCGAGTTTTATGCCCGCCTAGGTACGAAAGACGCCATCTATCGCTTTAACCCCTCCGCCGTCTGATCACATGAAGCCCCACGCCTCCAAGTCCGTCATCCCCGCCGGCATCGTCAAGCGAGCCGCCCAGGTTCCGCAGGCCTTCGCCCTGTTCATCTACCTCGACTCAATCCCTTACTGCGAGCTCGCCGAGACGACCGAAAAGGCCTTCAAACTCTCCTTGGCCGACTGGCGCAAGTCCGTCCTCCCGACCCTCGCCCGCTCCGAGGTCCGCTATTTCCACCGCGACGGCAAGCGCCAGATCGCCGAGGTCCGCTTCTAACCCACCGCCCACATGACCAACAAGACCGCCCTCCGCCGGCATCTCGCCGGCATCTCCGAAGCCCTCTCGACGATGGCCGTCCTCATCGACATCGACCTCGTCGGCGACGACGCCCGCCATCTGGAGTCGGACGTTAAGGCCGCCCAGCGCGAACTGAACACCATCGACGCCGACTCCGTCTCGACCCCCGCCGACCTGGCATATCTCCGCGACCGTCTCCGCCATGTCCGCTCGGCCGTCAACGTCGTCGCGAACACCCTGCACCGCCTCGAGCAGCAGATCAACGCCGGCATGGATTCGCTCGACAACGCCGCCGACACCGTGGCAGACTCCTCCCCGTCGCAAGACGAATAACCCTCACAACCCAACCAGCAAAACCGATGCCCAACCAGATCATCCCCACCCGCGAACAGTACGACGCCACCGTCGCGCTCAACTACAGCGGGTCTAAAGAGCTCCTCAAGACGCCCGCTTCGTACCGCCATTACCTCACGGCCACCCGCGAGGAAACCAAGGCGCTGCGCATGGGCCGACTGACCCACGCCTTTGTCCTCGAGCCCGAGGTCGTATCGTCCCGTTTCGTCTTCGTCCCTCCGGAGGCCCCGAAGAAGCCGACTAAGGCCCAGATTGAGGCCAAGAATCCCAGCAACGAAACCTGTCTCGCTATTGGCTGGTGGAAGGTTTTCAACAGCAACGCCGAAGGCAAGACCATCGTCGACATGGACGAATGGGAAGTCTGCGTTAACGTCGCCCAGTCCATGTCGGCGACCATCAAGAATCTGGGCCTGACCATCAAGCAGACCGAGGTCATGCTCCTTGTCGACTACTGCGGATGTCCCCTCAAGGTCGCCATCGACGCCGTGGCCGAGAACGCCCTAGGCGACGAATACATCATCGACCTCAAGAGCACCGAAGACGCCTCCCCCAAGGCTTGGCTGTCTTCCGCCCGATCCTATCGCTACCCGCTCCAGGGTCACACCTACCGAACCGCCTTCGAGGCCTTCTTCAAGCGCCGCATCAAGGGCGTGGTCTTCGTCGCCGGCGAAAAGTCCGCACCCTACCTCTCGGCCGCCTATGAGTTCGGCCCCGAGCTGATGACCTACGCGATCGAGGATTTCGAGAAGGCCGTCGCCCTCTACAAGTCTTGCTCGGCGCTGGACGAATGGCCGGGCTACCCGACCGAAGTCACGACCCTGGACATCCCGTCCAAGTCCTCCGCCTCCGCCCCTATCACCTTCGCCTAAATCATCATGAACTACAGATCGTCAGGAA